ATCACTGTAAACATGGTGTGTGCTACAGCTGCATCTACTTTTACAAGTGCAGTACTTGATGGAGAACAAGGTAAACAACTTGTTAACGTAGTGACTAAGGCAGGATCTACAGGACCAACTGCTGATAGTGACCTATCAATTACTGATGGGACCACAGGACGAAACCTAGTAAGTGGTAATGGTACTGACTCTGTAGATAACTCGGGGTCTAACAGTGTAGCCCCCGATGCAGATGCTATTGTTGTAGGACAACTGACAGTAGCTGTCACTGGTAACTCTGTAAATAATGCAGAGACTACTATTTATTTATCATTTAAATCAAAGAATTTATAAGGCTAGCTGCAGTATCTTAGCAATAGTGCCTAAGATTACTGTGCCGTATAATGCGAGAATTCAGCTAGTAAAACAGGAGAAATAAAAATGGCTAGGTATGAAGTTCTAAAAGTAAACAGACTAAGTGTTACAGATCTCTATATTGGATCTGGCATGAGTTCATCGGTTTTCAGTTCAGGTGGAACTCTACAAATGGCTAGTTCAGGGACTGGATATAGTCACAACTTAATTAGTGTAACCTCAACAGAGGGTAATACTAGAGCTTTAAGAGTTAATTTAACTACAAATGCATCTGTTGCATCTGGAGATCTCCAGTGTGTTCATGGCTACCTTACACTGGGAACAAGTGCTACTATTGCTGCAGCTGCTGCTGTGTATCCATTGAGTGCATGGTTAGATATTCCCGATAGTACGACTGTTGGGGCTGGTACTGTACTTGCCGGTTGTCGAGTTATCTTCGATCCGAACAACAATGCTCTTGGTAGTGGAACTTTAGGTTGTGAGAGCGCACTTTTCTATGGCCAGACTTGGGCATCAACAGGGACTATTGACGCTGGGCTATTTTTAGCTGCAGGTGCCGGCTCAACCATTGATAGTGCCATTGAATTAGGTAGTGGTACTTTCGGTGTAATAATGGATATGACCTCTTGGGGTAAGGACACTACTATGATCCTGGCCAAGGGTGGGCCGAAGGATGCTACAGAGACAGCCCACTGGGTATTTGCAGTAGGTGATGCAGATAGTCATGCAGATATTGTTACTGCTCTTGGTGGTACCAGTTATGGTTCCTTGTTTATGTCGACTACTGGAGCCATCTGGGTGAATAAAGCGGGAACGTGGACTGACTGTACTGCGTAAGATATAACTAAAATTTCATGGGGATAGAGCTGCAGCTCGAAAGTCAGTTTCCGGCTGATTTCCCCATGATTATCCCGGATAACGGATAAATAAAATGATATTAAATGTACCAGAAAGAATAGTATTATCTCAAATTCTACCAGTAACTGGTTCTTTTTTGAATCTAAAGTTAGTGCGAGAGATCAAAGAAGAATTATCTTTTACGCAGAGTGAACACGAAGAGATACAGTTTAAACAAAATGGGGATCAGATAACCTGGGAGAAAGACAAAGAGAAAGAGTTTGAGTTCAATAGAGTTATTTATGATCTAGTAGTTAATAGTTTAAAAGAACTAGACAAACAAGAGAAACTAGAGGAACGCCACGTGTCTCTTTATGAGAAGTTTGTCTTAGACAAATAGGAATATATAATGCCAGAACAATTTAAAGCAGGTGGTATTGGAGTTAAAGCTGTCGGAGTTGAAGACCTTTTAGCTCAAGAGGCTACAGAGGCAGAGGATCTTTTAGATAAGCCTCCAGAGAAGCCTGTTTATAATTATGATTCTCTTGCTAACTTTATACTCACAGAGTTTGAAAAGAATAGTCGTGCTAAGGAAGATTCTGGTATTGAGGATATTATTCTTGATGGCTTGAAAGCATATAATGGAGAGTATAGTCTAGAGGATATTGCTAGGATAACCACTAATGGCGGCTCTAAGATCTTTATGAACTTAACGGCTACTAAAGCTAGAGCTGCTAAATCATGGATGGCAGATGTATTTCGTCCACCTAATGGGGATAAACCGTGGAGTATAGAGCCTACACCTATGGAAGATCTTCCAGAGGGTATAAAGGAAATGCTCCAAGCTGCTTTAACCAAAGAGTTTGAAGAATCTGCTAAACCAACGGGTCCAGAGGGTACACCACCTGGTGCAGCTGAGGCACAAGAGACTATCAGGGAGACTAATCAGAAACGAAGAGATATTCAAACAGCATTATCTGAAGAGATCACAGCTGAATCTAAGTATCAACTCAAGCGAATGGAGCAAAAGATACAAGATCAATTAGCTGAAGGTGGATGGGATAAAGCCCTCTTAGAGTTCTTAGATGATTTTGTTGTATATCCTACAGCCTTTATCAAAGGCCCTATTATTAATAAGTCTAAACGATTGATATGGCAGCAAGGAAAACCTATTGAAGTAGATGGGTATAAATTTATTAATGAGCGAGTTGATCCATTAGATATATACCCAAGTCCAAGTGCTATAACTTGTAATGATGGTAATTTCTGTGAACACTTAAGATTAACTAAGGATAAAATACAGGCCTTAAAAGGTGTAAAAGGATATAGTTCAGATGCTATAGCAAAAGTTTTAGACGAAGTAGATCATGGTATAAGAGGTTCATGGGTTGATACAGGAATCGAACAAGATAAAGCTGATCAAGAGAAACGTGGATCTTGGATAGATACAGATTGGGATATAATTCATGGTATTCATTTTTGGGGTAAAATCTCTTTAGAACAACTAGAAGAATGGGAGTTCTATGAGAAACTTGAAAATATAACTGAGACAGATCCACAGGCTATACTAGATGTAGAGGCGATCTTAGTCGGTAATAATGTAATAAAATGTGTAATTAATGATGATCCACTGAAGCGTAGACCATATTATAAAGCATCATTTATGAATGTGCCTGGATCTTTTTGGGGTAAATCATTACCATCTCTTATGAGTTCTCAGCAAAGAATGTGCAATGCTGTAGCTAGAGCATTAAGTAATAACTTAGGTATTGCATCGGGTCCACAAATAGAGCTTTATATTGATAGACTTGCTGATGATGGGGATGTAGAGAATATTACACCAATGAAGATCTGGCAATTGCAATCTGATCCTACGGGTGCAGGTGGTAGAGCTATTAACTTTTGGCAACCTACCAGTAATGCATCCGAACTTTTATCTGTATATAATCAGTTTGAAGAAAAAGCTGATGATGTAACTGGTATCCCTAAGTATGCATATGGTAATGAGAGGACAGCAGGAGCCACCCAAACAGCTCAAGGTCTCGCTATGTTACTTGAATCTACCAGTAAGATAATTAAAGATTGTATACGTAATATAGATGATGGTGTAATTAAACCAAGAATTGAATATCAGTTCTATTATAATATGCAGACAATGGAGGACTTCAACTACACTGGAGATATAAATATTGTAACTGTAGGATCTAAAACTCTAAGTGTTAAAGGTGCAGAGGCTGCAAGACGTAATGAATTCTTACAGGCAACAGCTAACCCTACAGATATGACTGTCATGGGGGCAGAGGGTAGAGCAGCAATACTTAGAGAGATGGCTAAGGACCTTGGATTGCCTACTACGATAGTGCCCTCTAACTATGAGATTAAACAGAAGATTAAGAAAGAAGAGATGGCTGCTGCACAGCAAGCTAAAGCAAACCAAGATTTAGAAATGGCTAAGATTGAGTCAGGCATTAAAGCAACTACGGTTCAAATTGAAGGTCAGAAGGGGATGCATCAGAATACTATGCAGATGGAGGTAGCTAAACTCCAATTAAAAATGAAAGAGAACGATGAGAAACTTCAACTTCAAATTGCTGAACTCCAAAGAAAGGTTCAAAAGGATCAGCAAGAAACTGGAGTAGCTCTGAAAGCTGAGGCTGGTAAAGATGACCGTCAAACACAGGAGATAGCTTTAAAATTATCAACTGGAAAAGAAGGGATCTAAATGAGTACTCCTATAAGAAGGATTCAATTAGAACAGATAGTAAAAAACAACTGTTCACCTAAGACAATTTTAGATTTACTAAAGTTTGACTACAGTGAAGCAATAAATAAGATAAAGAAACAAACTAGAATCGAGGATCTCAGGTATACTCAAGGAGAACTCAGAGTACTCGATCAGTATATAACCTTGCTTAGTAAAACTACCTCCTAATCATTACATAGGGTAATCTAGGAACCGTAGTATATTATAAGGAGTGTCTAAATGGGACACATGGAACAACTAGCTGCTGAAATAGAGCAGCAAGAGAAAGAGGCATATGGTGATCCTGAAGCTGTACAAGCAGTTGAAGCCACCAAGACACAACTTGCAGAATCTGAAGAGGAAACACTTCAGCCTACTACTGTAAACGCTGAAGAACCTACTGAGACAGTTACTGAAAAGAGTGTTGCTACTAAAACAGAACCAAAAGAAGATTGGAAGAAAAGGTTTACCAACTTCAAAGCATCTAGTGATGCTACTATTCATGGGCTTCGACAAGAGGTTTTATATCTCAAGGAGGAACTACAGAAAACACAAGATGGTTATAGAGACTTAACTAAGAAACTATCAGAAACTCCTGATATGACAGACCCTTATAAAGATCTGTTTACACAGGAGGAGAAAGACTTAGTAGGTGAGGAGACACTTCAAGCTCTGTATAAAGCGAGTAAAGCTATTGCAGACTCTAAAGTGAAACCTATACAGGAACAACTTGAAAAAGAGCGAGAAAAACAAAGAAAGCGTGATGCTATCAGTGTTGAACAGGAAAAAGCTAATCTTCAAGCTACTTTTCTGTCTCGTCTGGAGGAATTAGTTCCTGACTATAGAGTTCTTGATGTTAACCCTAAGTTCCTTCAGTGGATGAAAGAACCAGAAGATATTTCTGGATATCCTAGAGAGGTAATCTTTAAGCGAGCCCAGGCAGGTGGGGATGTTAAACGAGTAGCTGGGTTTTTCTTAGATTTTAAAGAACTTACAAAACCTAAAGATCTGTTGGCTGGTAAGATTACACCAACTAGTTCAGCATCTGTGACTCAAGTCACTAAACAAACACCTAAGAAACCTGTGATTACTACAGCTTTCATAGATAAGTTTTATAGTGATTATGTAAAAGGAGTCTATAAAAACAGACAAAAGGAAGCAGGAGAAATTGAAAAGTTAATAGATGATCACGTAAGATCTCTAGCAGCATAACTTTACTATCTCCTGTGAAAACAATAATAAATATGCAACTAATTGCATAACAGGAGATTTATACAATGGCTATTTCACGTACCGTAACAGAAACCAATGCAATGGTGCTTGGTTATCCCGACACTAATAATACACTTGGTGCCACTAGTGTACCAGTAACTCACAATTATATTCCTCAGTTATATGGTAAGAAGGTCCTCTATGACTTCTATAAAAGTACTGTATGGAAAGAGGTAACTAATACTGATTACGAGGGTCAGTTTAAGAATGCTGGTGAGTCTATCCAGATTCGTTATGCCCCCGAGATCACAACCAGTAACTATACCAAGGGACTTGCTATTACTTATGAGGTTCCTGCTCATGACTCAGTAGAGATGACAATCTCTTATGCTAAGTATCAAGCGTTCCGTGTTGATGATGTTGATAAGGTCCAGATGGATGTAGATCTTATGAATATGTATGCAACGGATGCTGCTCAGCGTCTGCAGATTCAAGTCGATGTTGATGTTTTGACAGCTATGGCTACTGGAGTTCATGCATCTAATACTGGGGCTACAGCTGGAGCAATCTCTGGTGATATTCAGTTGGGTGCTGTAACAGACGCAACAACTAACATCGAAGTAGATCGTACTAACGCTCTGGATAAACTGGTTGATTTAGGCCAGGCTCTTACTGAGCAGAATATTCCTGAGGGTGATCGTTTCGCTATCATACCGGCTTGGTATGCTAGTCGTCTGAAACTATCGGACATTAAAGCAGCTGACTTCTCTGGTGATTCCACTGGTGTTGTCCGTACTGGTTTGATCGGAATGATTGATGGTATGAAGATATACGTTAATAACAGCGTATACTCTGCAGCTTCTGGTGCTGAGACTAGTTATTATGTAGTCGCTGGTACTAAGGCCGCTACCTCTTTTGCCCTTCAGTTGTCGAAGGTTGATACCCTGAAGATCCCTGAGTCCTTTGGTGAATATTGGAGAACTCTGTGGGTATATGGTATTAAGGTAATTAGGTCTGAAGCTATTGCTGCTTTGATCTGTAATCCTAATTAATCGTTATCGCTGGGGGTTCATTGGGAGCCCCCAGCGATATATCTATGGAGACAATCAATGAGTAATATGGTCAGAAAAAGTGCAATTGAAGTTAAGAAACCTGGTACTATTTTAGCAAGAAATAAAGATACAGGTGTTATATATAGAATTCGTCCAGATATGCTAGAGATAGAGAATCATCCTTTCCAAGTAATATCTGAAGACTCAGAGTTTATGATTGATGATGAAAAAGAAGAGACAACTAATCCTGATATTATAATGACAAAACAAGGTAAGCCATTTGGTTCTGAGAGGACTGCCAGATCATGTATGACAGCTAAGAAGTTGTCTGAAGATGAATGGATTGTTGTTCCTGTTGGTGACGGTTTTGTAATCACAAGGATCTAAAAATGAATTTTCTTCAACTATGTCAGAAAGCAAATACGTTGTCAGGGTTACAAGGTGTTGTTTCAAATGCAGCTACAGCTACAGGATATCAAGCGACATTAGTTGAATTTGTTGCACAGGCATGGATAGATATCCAAGATCTACGAAAAGACTGGCCCTTCATGAGAGACTCTGTTAGTTTTACTACTACAGCTAGTCAATCAGAATATACTCTATTACAGATCTTTGGAGTTGATGTGAGTCAAACGATAGCTAGATGGGTGCCAAATATGATTTTATATATTGACTCTAATAGCTACTCAACAGCCCTCTTACAGTATACATATGATCAGTATGTATATCAAGATATAGCACAGCAGGACACAGGATTACCTAATAGATATGCTGAAGATCCTGTAGATAAACATTTATATATCAACCCACCTGATAGTACATATAATATAACTGCTCATTTTTATACCCTTCCCGTGAGACTCTCTGGTAATACAGATACTCCAACATTACCACTAAGTTACCATATGTTAATTGCATATCAAGGTGCTGCTCATATGGCTGCATACATGGGAAATAGTAATCTCTTCCAGATAAATCAGCAGAAAGCTACAGCTATGATAGGTATGTTAATGAGGTCTGAGTTACCGGCTAAGAAGATGTATGTCAGAGGGATAGTATAATGATTCTTAAGCCTTTAAATATAAATAGCCCAAGAGTTAAATCCTTTTCACTTACTGGTGGACTAAACAGTGAGATCTCTAATATGGAAAGGAAACCTGGTGAGTTATCTGTTTGTATTAATTATATGGAGGCTGCAGGTGTATACTCTGGATATGAGAGTGTAAAAGGATATGAGAGGTTTGATGGACAAACAGCTCCAAGTTCTGTAGATCGTGAGACTTATACAGAGTATGCTAGTGGTGCTGATTATGTATTAAATGATAGGGTCTATGTTACTGTCGGTGATGATGATCTAGTATTTTATTGTCAACAGGCATCAGGTTCAGGAAGTAATGCT